GTTCAATTTAAAGTTTGCGATGATTGTTCAGTCGTTGAGATCAACGGATATAAAAGAAATAACTATGATAACAAAGTGAGTTCTTTTAAGCATAGAATTGTATGCGATAAAGATCAGAATTTATTAGTTCTTAATACTATCGATGATCAGGTTCATTTACTTGGTCAAGAGTTTGATAAAGATAGAATTAGATTTGAAACCACTCATGAAGAACAGAAAATAGATCATGGACAGTTCGATAGAATGAATAAACAAGTTGATCTTGAAGACTTAATAAAGGAGCAAAGTTAATGAATAGAATAGCAAATAGAAATAAATCAGACTTTGTTTTATTCCTTAAAGATTTATATATGATATTTTCTTTAATGTGTATTGGCTTCACTCTTAGCTATTTCATGGCTTTATCTTTTGGCTTAGATACTAATTTAACTTGGGGGGTTTAATCATGGCTTATTTCTTCACTTGTAAAGTTTGCGACCATAAAGAAACCTTTCAAGATACTTTCGAGATCCCGTTGGTAGCATTAGAAGGATCACTTGCAGATTATGAAAGCGTAATATGTAATAGTTGCATTACGAATAAAACAAGGCTAAAAGGTAATCATATTATAATCAATAGGAGCAGTTAAAATGACATTACAATTCAATAAAGAAAGACTAGCAGTTCAAGACAAGGTTTATTGTGCGAAGGTTTCAAACTTTACTAGCTTTAAATCAGGCAAGCCAATTGCAAATCAATTTGTGATTACGATTGAAAACGGGGATACAATCTTTCAGAGTTACAAGACTATTATTGCAATCAAGACGTTCTGTGGAAAGGTTCTGCTTGATCGTGATTGGAACTATTCTGTAACCACTTCAAGATATAGAAACAAGTTCCTTAATGAAATAACAAAGGTAACACAAAAGAAGATAGACGATGGTTTATACCTTGTTACTGATCTTAATGGTTGCATGAATAAGTTCAACTAAGCTTTAAAGTTCCCCGACAAAGCCTCCTAGATTAGTTTCTAGGGGGCTTTTTTGTGTGTTGGTGCAAATAATACTCAAACTGTTGGTATTGCTCAGGTTCAAGCCAATTGGTTGTTCGGGTTATTGCTCGCAATGGTAGTCAAGATAAACCTTTGTTGGGTGTTTCTCGTATAACTAATAATTGACAAATAGCATTACACGGGCGTATGCGTGTGTGATTGTATAGTTGGGCTTACTGTTGGTTGGTTGGTTTGGTGGTTTGTGGGTGCATTGTTTGCCTATGGTGTTATCAATGAGAAGACATTATAAAAATATATATATATCGCACGCCCACGCAAGGGACACCCCACCCCCCCCAGCATTTGCTAGCAATGTCGCCATATTTTTACTAGAATGAGTTACTTGTACAGACTATTTGCATCCCTTTGGGTGTCCCTATGGGTGTCCCTATGGTACAGAGGTAATACTGTGTGTATCCCCGGCGTGTATACTCCGATTATATCGTTCTTATCGGATTTGTCAACAACTATCTCTGTATAAATTTTTTATTTACTATATAGTTGACATACTTGTACTTAATTAGTATACTTGTGGTATCAAGGCTAGTTTCGGGCAGCAGCAATCACATCAATCAACCGTGCTTTGGCTCAAGCTTAATGTCCTTGACATCTTTCAACAAGAGATAACCTATGTTTGAAGCATTTGTACTGATATGTACGCTAGGACTACCCGAAGTATATGGAAACTGTGAAGAAGTCCATGATACACGGGGTCCTTATGCCACAGAACATAGATGTAAAGTAAGAATAGTAGAGATAGTTCAGCAATTACCTGAATATAGACCCTATTCCTACCCCAAAGGATACCGTTGTGACCAATCTACTGCCACAAACAAACAATTCACGTGATATATCCCCCCAACAAGAGAACTTCCTGACCAATCTGTTTGAGAATGGTGGAAACGTAACCGATGCAGCACTGACTGCAGGCTACTCTAAGGGCAGCGTAACGTGGTTAAAGACCAGTTTAGCTGATGAGATAATCAATCGCACAAAGAACGTACTGTCTATGCACGCTTTTAAGGCTGCTACACGGATAGTAAGCACAATAGACAACCCAGTACCCGAAAGAGGTGACGACCTACGCTTCAGGGCTGCAGAATCGCTGTTAAACAGGGTTGGCTTGGGAAAACAAGAGACAACTAACGTAAACGTGCAGGCAGTTCATGGTATTGTTCTGCTTCCACCAAAGAAAGAGGTAGTTATAGATGATATATCCCATATTAACAACAGCAGCTAGACTACTATCACCTATTGGAGTAGCAGGTTTGCTTGATTTAAGATCAAGTACAAAAAAGAAAACATCTAAATTAAAGTTTCCTGAAACAAAGTTTGAAAGATACGTACCTAAAGTATACACTAAAGGTTCAGGCACACGTAAAGTAAACAATTGACTGATGCACCAAAGAGGGGTCGCCCAAAGAAAGACCCTGACGCACCTACATCCTCTTACTTCCTGTCAACTGCAGAGAAAGCAAGACGACAGACGCAGAAGAGATTACGTGATGCAAAGAAACGTGCAGAGAAAACAACAAAGGTAGCAGAGAGTAAAAGAAGATATGCTAGAAAGCTTGAAGAAAAAGTTAACAACGTTGAGAAAGCTCTTAAGGGAGATGCAACCACCATTATCGATACAGGCGAGTTGGCATCACTTCCTCCACCTGTCCAAGAGCTTGTGGGCAATCGTGAAATCGTTTTCCAACCGAATGAAGGACCTCAAGAGGAGTTTCTGTCGTCTAGTGAAAGAGATGTTCTCTATGGAGGTGCTGCTGGTGGGGGAAAATCTTTCGCCTTATTGGCAGATCCACTTCGCTACTGCGTTAATGGTAATCATAGGGGTCTTCTTCTCAGGCGTACTCTTGATGAACTTACTGAATTAATAGATAAGTCACGACAGCTTTATCCAAAGGCGTTTCCCGGAGCTAAGTTCAGGGAGTCAAAGTCAACGTGGCATTTCCCTTCGGGAGCAACGATCTGGTTTACGTACTTAGACAAAGACAAAGATGTGACCCGATTTCAAGGACAGGCTTTCAATTGGATAGGGATAGACGAGATAACACAATACCCGACACCTTATGTGTGGGACTACCTAAGATCAAGATTGAGAAGTACAGACCCCGAACTACAAAAAAGTTTGTATATGAGGTGTACTGCCAATCCGGGTGGAATAGGTGGATGGTGGATTAAGAAGATGTACATCGATATGGGGGAACACAACAAACCGTTTCCTGCATCAGATGTCGAAACAGGCAAACCGTTCTACTGGCCGCAAGGTCACGAAAAGGAAGGTCAACCATTGTTCTATCGCAGGTTCATACCTGCACGACTAACGGACAATCCTTACCTTATGGCAGACGGGCAATACGAATCAATGCTTCGTTCATTGCCAGAGATAGAACGGAAGAGATTATTGGATGGGGATTGGGATGTAGCTGATGGCTGTGCCTTCCCAGAGTTTGTGAGGGCTAAACATGTTGTGGAGAGTTTTGAGTTACCAACCAACTGGCCCCGAATACGGGCGGCTGACTATGGCTACGCAAGTCCTTCTTGTGTGCTATGGGGTGCTATTGACTGGGATAATAATATATGGATTTATCGGGAATTATATGTAAAACAGTTGACAGCAGAGCAATTAGCTGATAGAATACTAGAAGCAGAGCAGCTAGACCCTTTACCTCACTATACCGTACTCGATGCTTCTTGTTGGAACAAGACGGGGTTCGGTCCTTCCATAGCAGAAACAATGATGAGATCAGGAGTCCGTTGGACACCATCTGATCGTAACCGAATACAAGGCAAGATGGAAATACATCGTAGGTTAGCTGATGACCCAAGAACAAATGAACCAAGACTACGAGTGTTTTCGACTTGTAGCAACACTGTCAAGCAGTTGGCAGCAATTCCTCTTTCCAAGACTAACAGCGAAGACGTAGATACAAAAGCTGAAGATCACGCATACGATGCGTTAAGATATATGTTAATGACAAGAATGACAGGTTATGCTTCGATTCATCAAACGCTTAATGGCATCAAGGCTCAGGTCTACCAAGTACAAAATGAAACATTTGGATACTAATAAATGGATTTAGAATTATTTATACAAAAAGTAGATGATGGTACGTTAACTGTTGGCGAAGCTTTTGAGTTTGTTAAAACT